GGTTAAGTCTGCTTGTGTGCCAAGACCATTCCAAAATTTAGGCTCACCACCGCAAAACGGACATGGTTTTAATTTATCTTTCATTTCAAATTCTCCCCTCGTCATTGGTTGCCGCTTGTGCAATAAACCGCCGTAATTGGTCAGCGGAAAAAGGGCTAAGCCCTGCTTTCTCCAAAGCGTGCTTGGCTGTCTCCCCACCGCTCATAGCTAGCCCTGCGATGTACCGTGTACTCATCTCGTCTATGCCTAATTTATCGTGGTAATACACACACAACTCTGAATACAAAGCTTGCACAGCTTCGCCTTCGTCGCCAAAGAGTTCATTGCACAAGATTTTTGTTTTGCTATCATGTTTTAAAGCCTCAGCCCATGTTTTTGATTTATCGCTCATCTCAAATCACCACCATGCAGGCTCGAGGGAATTCTTGGCTTGCCGCCATTTTTTAGTGTCTTTCTTCAAAACCTTGCCGTTAGAAACCACGGGAACAATCTTAACAATCGTGAGACTTTTAAGGAACTCCACGGGTTTTTTTTCCTCGTCCAGCCATACGCCAGCATTCATGCACTCAGTGTAAAACAATATACCTCTTTCATCTTTGTAAATATGAACCTTATTCCCATACTCATTCCACAATTCATATTCCTCTGAATTATCAATATACGACTCATAAAGTTCGACAAGTTTCAAGCATGTTTTATTGTTCCGCATCTTAAATCCTCCCTTCGTCGTCGTTAGCGTATGGAAACTTTACCACTGGCGGGTAGATATAATCATGCGCGGCAAGCCAAGCATCGCCACTATCGCAAGTGCTCCGTGATGCCTGCACTAGACGGCCAAGCAAGGCTTTTGCTCGTTCAAGTTCCGTTCTCAATTTTGCCTGTTCGCGTAAAGCAAATTCCAGTTTAATTTCTGCATTTTGATGGTTCATAATTGTCTCCTTTTAACCAAAAATTTCCCGAAACAGGTTTTCTTGGAATTTTTTTTCAGCATCAACCCAAGAAGCATCCCAAGCAGCTTGAAGAACTGTACCAAGTGCAGCATCCCACCAATAAATAGCATGAGCAGCAGCATAAGTAGCATAAACAACAACCCAAGCAGCATTCTCACCTTGCTTAGCATAAGTAGCCTTATTAGCAGCATCAGCAGCAGCCTCTAAATCTGCCTTGGTGATTTTACCCGCTAGATAATCTTTTGCGGCTTGTATTGCTAATCGTGGACGTTTCTCATTAGGAAATTCCTTTTCAAAGATAAGCAGCGCGTTCTCCGCATATAGGATAGCAAACTGAATTATTTTTTCACGGTGCTGGTCGAAAACAGTGCGAATGCACCACAGCGCATCACGCAAGCCGTTACTCTCTAGTATAGATACTAACGCTAAAGGTTCATCGTCGGCCTGTGCTTTGCCTAGGCTTGACAACAGTTTATCCAAACTTTTGTGTGTTACAAAAGCACTGATTTTATTAAGGGTTGTGTAAACGGTCATGGTTGTACCTCAAAATGGGATTTCGTTATCAGCAAATGGTGCTGGCTCTACTTGTGTTTTTATTTGCTTTTTCAAGTACTCGCTACCACCGACAGGTTCAATTTTAAGGGTACATTCCACTTGCCCATTGTAGAGATTAGGCAACGGCAATGCGTTGAGTTTAATCAAAATACTGCCGTCGTTGTTTTCAAAAGCTACACCTATTGTAGTATATTTGGTTCCTTGCTTCCCGTTTTTGGCTGTGTAACTGTTCAGTGCTTTAACTTCTCTGGATGCTATTCCTGACATGATATTACTCCTCTGGTTGATTGATGGGTTGAACTTGATTGTCTTGTAATTTTTGCAATGATGTAAAAAATTTTGTATCTGGTATGGTGATTAACTTGTAAAATGTATCAGCTGTTACGTCGGAGACTTCGATACCCTCTTTTGTTTTGAATTTATCAAAAAATGCTTTTTGAATTTCCGGCGTTGCGCCAGTAAAGGCCGCATACAATTTCAACTTATCATGAGATGTTATCTCCACAGGTTTCTGGACTGGCTTAGGGGCTTCATGATTTACTTTATTGCCGTCAATATCATCACCAGTACTGATATTAAGCAGGGCACACAAGGCAACACGGCGTAAATACGATACGGTACTCGATATAGCTTGTATATCAGTTTTATTAGAATTCCCCTTAGTACCTGCACCGTCCAATGGCATTGTTAAGTCGCTATATTCAGAGTGACCGCGGCTGTGTAAAAGCTCCACCCTAACCGTAACCGATGTTTCAGTCTGATTAATAATTTTATGCTTCGTTGCAAAATTATATCTACCAAGTACTGGGTCTATCTCTTTGTTAATATCCTCTAGCTTTGCATAATTAGATTTTGTGTGCGGGTTTTTGTGATTTTTAATCACAACCGGAAGGTGTGGCTTCATTTTTACAAAGTCTTTTGTAAATTCCAACTTTGCAATCCGATCTTTTTCAGCATTACGCATCCGGATAAGCCCTTCGAGGACAGCTACATTCCCCCTTTCCGCTGCTTGCAGAATTGCATTTGTAATAACATTATTACTGACAGCAACGGCTTTTGTCTCATGCTCGTGAGCCAATACTTGATAATGATGCGCGTCTTGATCGGCGTTGTTGCGATCAATCTCATCCTGTTCATCTTCGTAAGACATTTTGTTTATCCTTTCTACGTGGTTTAAAATTTACAGTGGTCCCCCGCCCAGAAAAGTGGGCAGGATTTGGGGCAGGTATCCTTTAATCTCAAGAATCGCAATGATACTCCCCATAATCATTGCTACAGCAGCAGCAAAATATAAGCCAAGATTGCTACGCTTGCGCTCCAACGCTTTGTTGTCGGCCATAAGATAATCCGAATATCCACTATGTTTATTTGGGAGTATTGTATCGACCCAGTTTTGCAAGTTGTTTGCAGCTTCTTGCGCACTTTTTTCTGCCTCGATCATCTCAAAACCAGCTTGTATCAGTGTTGGTTTTGTTCCAGAGGCTTCGGCATCCCAGCCGAAACGCTTAGGATTGTTGGTGTTCATGACTCTACTCCTAATTTGCAGGCTATTTTTGACAGTTTCCAATTAATATTTATTAATTTTAACTCAGTATCCATTCTCATATTATGAGAAAGGTCTTTATCAAGTAAAGACTGCAAAAATTCACGAACGCAGTAAAGACCGTGAATATAATATCCAAATTTTTTATACCCAGCGATCATCTCTTGAGTGGTCATATTGTGGTCTCCTTTCTGAAAATAAATATAGCATACTTTTTTAGCTGTGCAACAGTTTTTTTTATTTTGACGAAAAAAAAGTTTTGCTGTACTATAACAAATAGGAGGCTATTTTATGAAACTTGAGGCATATCTCAAAAAAGAAAGGATGACGCAAAGGGAATTTGCAAAATTAATCAATGTTGACGAGTCAACATTAAGCCACTGGCTAACAGGTTTACATCGTCCCTCTTGGCCTGCGATGTTTAAAATTGTTGATATTACCAATGGTCAAGTTAAACCCAACGATTTTTTTTGAAAAGGAATCAACATGACACAGTGGCAACCTATTGAGACTGCACCGAAAGATGGATCAAAAATAATCCTATTTTATATAGATCGCAAAGGTAACAAGCGGACGGTTTTTGGACGGTGGATGACTGATGAACAAGCGGAAGATTGCGACCGCGATGGCGTAGGCCTTAAAGCTGGCTGGTACGAAACCATCGAAAACTGGGGAGATTACTCCTTCGTAGCAATCTCTGGAGGTGAGCCAACCCAGTGGATGCCCCTTTTTTGGAAGGAGGAAGGAGAGTAACCATGACACAGTGGCAACCTATTGAGACCCTCCCCAAGGACTGGAAACGAATTTTAGTTTTTGGGGTCAAAACTGGCGAACTTAGCGGAGAAGCTGAGCACCCTGATATTTGGCTATGTGAAAACGAAATTGGTAACGGAACTTTTTGCATTGTTGGGTGCGAATATTATGGAGCGTGGGTCTATAACCCCACTCGCTGGATGCCCCTGCTACCACCACCAGCAATAATCGAAAAAGGAGAGTAATATGACCATCCCCAACACCAGCCTAACCAGCATCATCGAGCGCATCGAACGCCTCAATGAGGACGTTAAATACCTAAAGCAAGACCTGAAAGAGGTTTTTGCAGAGGCTAAGGCGACAGGCTTTGACGTGAAAGTGTTAAAGCGGCTTGTCAAGCTTCGTGCCGCCGATCCTGTTGAAGCCGCAGAGCTAGCCGCCGTCCTTGAAGCCTACGCCGCCAACATAGGGCAACCAGAATTGCCGGATTTGTTTGTATGAAATTCTTTTTTAAAAGAAAAAAAGTAACCAGATATAGGATAAAACAAACCGAACCAGAGCTTTTTTTTGTACAGGTAAATATTAGTGACAATGACTGGTGGGCTATAGATGTCGCCTATTCTTTGGAAGAGGCTGAAGAAATCTTAAATAGATTAATGTCGTTTCCAAAAATTGTGAAAGAAATATAAGTTGAGAAATAACGCGAGAAGGAGAATAGCTATGAATTACTACCCCATTACGCCAGTTCCTAAACCAAGCATGACCCACGCCGATAGATGGAAAAACCGCCCCTGCGTGCTGCGGTATTTTGCCTTCAAGGACGAAGTAAGACTTCGCAAGGTTACTTTTGATTCCGGGAGTATTATTACATTTCATCTTCCCATGCCTAATTCGTGGAGCGCAAAGAAAAAAGCAACCATGAATGGCAAGCCGCATAAGCAAACACCTGATTTTGACAATCTCATGAAGGCTTTATCCGACAGCGTTTATAAGGATGATTCACACATCAGCAGCATCAGCATTAGAAAGATATGGGCGTATGAGGGTGGTATAACAATAGAGTAGAATTAACTTGATTTTAACGATAGATTAAAATAGTATGAACATTGGGGCTAGGGAGTGGTTGCCCGAAAGCCGTCAGAATTATCCTTTCACTGACCAGCACGCCCCTTTTTTTATCCATAATTAACTTGATTTTAACCCACGCTTGGTATAGGGTTTAACCGTGGCTAGGTATTGCAAGACCGAAAGCCCGATCTTTCCCTCGTCGGATGGGTTGCCACATATTTTTTTGACGAGGAACGACGGGGTTATTATGTCTATTGAAATCATGTCGCTTGTTTTCAAGGCGGCAATTCCCACAACACAAAAATTTGTGCTGATTGCCATTGCCGACCATTGTAATCAAGACGGCAAAGGTTGGCCGTCTATTCAGCGGATCGCATCCCACACCTCTTTACAAACACGGACAGTGTACCGAGCCATTCATGACCTAGAGACATGGGGCTTTTTGTCCAAAAGTCACAATCCACACTCCAAATCAACTTTATACACTATAAACAAAGCTGTATTGCTAAAACATCTGACTAATGGTCAGATGACACACGATCACCTGACTGACGATCACCCTGACACACGATCACCCTCACCCCTGACTGACGATCACCCTACCCCTGACACACGATCAGGGGTACCCCTGACTGACGATCACCCTAACCATAATATTAACCATAAAGAACCACCAAAAGAACCGTCATTAGCAAAATTGCCTTTTGACGATCCGGTTATCGAAAAGCCTCCCAAGGTGAAAAAGCCTAGGGCAATGCAAATGCCCAAAGGGTGGAAGCCGCACGATGCTCACCGGGCTAAGTGTGCTTCCTACGGGCTTGATCCGGAAGACCTAGCCGAAAAGTTTGAAAACTATCACGCATCAAAGGGAAGTTTGTTTGTTGATTGGGACAGGGCTTTTTTCACTTGGATAGGAAACGCTAAAGAATTCAACCAAAACCACAGAGGATCGAACAATGAAAACTATCGGAAACCTAGCAACAAAGCTCCTACAATCGACGGAGAAACAGGAGAAATCATCAATGACCAGCTTTCCGGCAACTCTTTTGGAAACAATCCCAAACGAGACCAAGGAATGGATAAAGCGCAACGAATCTACGCTGGTGCAATGCACCTCTATGAAAGCAAGATACGGCAGTAAATTCAATGAGAATCGCGGCGCATGGGAGTTTGATGTAGTCGGTGAAGAGTTGCCTAGCATTGTGATTGAAAATCTTCCCGAAGGCACAAAAAGCGAGATCATGAAATCGGCAGGTCCGGCAATCATCATAGGGTTGCTTACATCGCTAACTATTATCAAAAAAAGCACAAGGCCAGAATCAGAAATGATTTTTATCATGCAAGAGTTAGCATCTGATTTCACAGGGATTCCGGTGATCGCTGCACAGTTGGCTTTTGAAAGCCTTAAGCGCGATCCGTCCCCTTGGTTCCCGGATTATCACGTTATCGTAGAGCGGTTTAACGACTTCACGAAACGGGTTGGTCTTATCAAAGACGCTTATTTGATTGAAGAAAGGAAATAGTTATGTTTAACGGTAAATCTTACGAAACCAACATTTTGCTTAACCGTCTGAACGGTTGGAAACGTCAAGTCGCGGAAAACTCCAGCGAAAAGCCGCTGATCCGGTTGGTGCTCGCTCTTGAAGGCAGCCAATACATGGAAAAATACAGCGCGGTGGTGGCAAGAATGCACTTTGATGCGAAAATATTATACAATAACAGGAAGATAATCAAGTCTGTGCTTGGCGAAAAAGTCATGATATACAGCCCTGATAGTCTTGCCAAAAAACTTGCTAAAGAATATCTTGATTATGCCCATTTAGAGGAAAAAGCCACAGCAAAACAAGAGGGCTGGTATCCTGCGTTAGAGGAATATTTAGCCAGTGCCGCGCTTACCCAGGCACAATACCTAGTTAACGCAAAGGTAACATATTCCGTGCCACCGCACAGAGAACCTACAGAACAACACATTGACACATACCTGAGCCATTGCCAGATTCAGGCTGAAACAGGTAAAATCGAAGTGCTATTGAATCAAAAAATTATTAACGCAGCAAAAGAACAGCGCGTTCGGCTTTACGAATAACCAAGTTTTTTAACTAAGAGAAAGGATTTAACCATGTTTGAGCCACAAATGACAGAACCAACAGACGAGTTTACTCTCTTGAAAGTTATCGCAGAAATCCGCCAGAAAACTGGTATAGGCGATAAAGTAATGCTGGCTGATTTAGCCGGTGTTCTGGCTGGGCTTATCCAAAACGGAGAATCGGCGATCGAGACCAATAAACAGCTTGTGAAGAAATTGAAAAAAGCAGAAGAATCCCTAGAAGAGGGTGTTGATTTGGTTTTTTATTTAGGAGAAAAGCTTCCAAGTTGGTCAGATGACACACCACTCGGCGGCATTGAGGAACGGTTTGAGAATTTATCAGATTGGGCTTTAAACTGGATGGGCTTTCAAGGTGAAGGATTAAAACCGTCGCTAAGGCCGTTTTTATTGACACCAGACCACCCTAACCATATGCTCGGCTAGGGTAGTAGCCAAAAGGATAGAAAGATGCTCACAGAGGCTTTAAAACGTGAAATCGAGGTATTAAACAAGATGGCCAATGCAAGGGCTACACCCTATCACATATTACAGCGCAGAAATATTTACGTTTTCTGGTATCAAGCACCAGACGATGACAACACAGATGTTGAATTTTTTGATGAGAACTTGACCACAGGCCTAAACCGCCTTATGCGGGAGATTTATGCCTATCCGGTGGTGTGGTAGTTAAATCTGTTTGGTGCAGATTTCATGGCTGTGAGCTTGTCGTTGTTTTCGAGCCTTGTTTTCAGCTTCTGCACTGCCCCATGCAAAAATAGCTATCATTGTAAAAATTGAAAAAACTACAAAATTTATAAAAACAAATGTCGATAGTTCTTTGTGAAAATTACTAATTTTGTATTTATTATCATCCGCCCATAGACAGTACGGTAAAATTGGTATGCTTAAGCCAATAAAAAGAATGGACAGTAGATTTATTTGTTCCGTAACCAATAAATAAATCGGGAAAGCAGCAGATAAAAACAAAGATATTCCAATTAAAGTATCTGCGTGCCACAAATAATCTTTAACAAAGAAAACAATGTTTTTTAATGTCCATAAAAATATAATGGAAAGCACTGTTATTGTTACAATTGTAATTGCTGTTTGCATGATGTTAATCCTTTAATTTGTGGGTTAATTTATACTCGGCCATGCAAACTGCAACGTATGAGGCTACCTTTGCCGCTACGCATGGAGGCAGGATATAGTCCATGCGTTTATAGCCTAGCTTTTTCAGTTTTGCTTTATACCGCTGTTGTTTAGTTTGCATAAAGCACCGTTGCTGTTAAGATGAGCGTAAAATTAAGAATTGAGGCCATGATGTGAATTGCGAGGCGCATAGTAGTAATCCTTTCTGTGGTTGTGAAATGATAGAGTACAGAGTGAAGGTTAAGATGGTGTTATCCGATACAGATTTCTTTTCCATCAATTTCAAGGTCGATTGTTAAATCGTCTCCCCAGTTGGAAAACTGTTTAATTATTTCGGCTTTGTCCTTTTCGGATAGGGTAACATAATAATGATAGTGGCCTAACGTTCTTTTAGTGTTTGTTTTTTTAAAAGATATTTTGCCTAAAACATTAACGATTTCCGCGTTCTGTATGATTTCTAGGGCTTCTTTGATAGGGTAAGATTTGAATACGGTCATGATGTTAATCCTTTCGTGGTATGAGGCATAATTGCACCATGCTACACCCCCCGGGGGAGGTGTAGGGTGCTACAATCTAAGCTAGCCAAGAATACCGTTGATATATATTCGTGCGATCGAAACCCATAACGATAGCTAAATAACCGGGGCGATTATCCAAATAGGCTAATCTGTGCTTTTAACATGATGTTAATCCTTTCGTGGTTGGTTGCGTTATTTAATTAATCTTTTATGGCTTCGTATGCGTATTCATCACTGCCGTTGCAGACACAAATTTTAAAGCGATTTACCCTTTCATTTTTGCCTTTTTGACCGCGCGCCGCGTCATCGCGATAGCTTTTTAAAATGTCTTTTAATCCGTACATGGCTTTAAAATAAGAAACATTTGTGTACCCGGTTTTGCTGTATTTGCCGTGAACCCCGATTTTATAAATCGTGTACGTTGTCATGGTGTTTATCCTTTCGTGTGGTTGCTTATGAGTGTAATTCTGAGGCCAGCTTATTCGCTGGCCTCGCTTTTTAACTTGCCAACACATGCCACTGATTTAACTCCTGCTTTGTTAGGAGTAAAATGCCCATAGGGTGTTTGATATTGTAAGCTTTGATTTTTTTCACGATTTTCTGTGTCTCTTCCCAGATCATATCCCCTGTGTTTGTTGGGTGAAAAAAAGCTGCGTTGTAAGCGTTGAGTAATTTCTTTGCGGTCATGATGTTAATCCTTTCGTGCGGTTGGTTATGAAAGCAGTATATTGGTATCCGGGATACTTGTCAACGGTTTTTTTAAAAAAATATTTTGCTGTATAATCAGTGTGATGTAATCATGCAGAAGGCCTTACTGCAATTTTGTGGTGAAAATTATTTGAAGAGAATTGCAAGGCGTTGTAAAATAATGCAGTTGGAAAAATATCGGAGTTATAAAATGACACACGAAAAAAATAAAGAAACCAGTTATGTTGCGAGAAGGCTTGCCTCTCTTGGATGCCCCTTTGAAGATATTGCCAAAAAATTAAATATTTGCAGCGATACACTGGTTAAAAAATATAAGCAAGAATTGGACGCTGGACGCATAGACGCTAATTCTGCCGTGGCTGGTTCGCTTTATAAAAAAGCCATTAATGGTGACACGGCGGCGGCGATTTTTTGGCTCAAAACAAGGGGTGGAAAGGGTGTCTGGAAAGAAACCGATCGCCTTGAGGTAACAGGTGCAGACGGTGGCGCGGTGGCTGTTGCTGCAATTGACGCAAGCAAGCTGGACAGCGAAACGCTGTCCAAAATTCTTGCCGCTAAGCAGTGACTGTTACAATAACGACTGCCGATCTGTTAAACATCGATCGGGAATATTGCCGTCGATCGTTAGCCAATTTTGCCAAGCGCGCATGGTTGCAGCTTGAGCCTACCACGCCGCTTAAATGGGGATGGGCACTTGATGCCATTTGTGAGCATTTGGAGGCCGTAACTGACGGAAAAATAAACAGGTTATTGATGAACGTACCGCCGGGCAGCATGAAGTCGCTGCTAACTGGCGTCATATGGCCGGCTTGGGAGTGGGGCGCAAAAGGTATGCCGTCCATGCGGTACGTTGGCACAGCGCATGAGGAACAGCTAGCCATCCGTGACAGCCGTCGTTGCCGCGATCTCATCAAGTCTCAGTGGTATCAGGAGCTTTGGCCACTGGAGCTACTGGCCGATTTAGACGGCAAAAGAGAATTTGGGAATGTGCACAAAGGTGTAAGACAGGCAAGGGCTTTCACGAGCATGACAGGTGTTCGCGGTGATAGGGTGATTATTGACGATCCCATTAGTGCCGATGCTGCTAACAGCGATGCTAAGCTTGAGGCTGCTAAGATCGCGTTCACTGAGTCGATCCCTACGCGCGTCAACAATGACAAGTCCGCTATCGTCATCATTATGCAGCGACTTAATGAACGTGATATAAGCGGCGTCATCCAAGACATGGGCTTACCTTATGTGCACTTGTGCATCCCCATGCGCTATGAGCGAGCGAGGCACTGCACCACGTCCATAGGGTGGAGTGACCCCCGCACTGTTGAGGGCGAACTAATGTTCCCCGATAGGTTTTCGGATGAACAAGTGCGCGAGCTTGAAAAATCGCTTGGCACATACGGTTCAGCCGGGCAGTTACAGCAAAGGCCTGCACCGCGCGGCGGCGGCATTATCAGCACGGCATGGTTTAAATTCTGGACGATGCTACCTCAACTCGAGTATCGCTTTATCACAATCGACACGGCGCAAAAGACAGGCCAGCAAAACGATTACAGCGTCATGCAGTGTTGGGCGCGTTCAATTGTTGGGCAAGCGGTCATGATTGACCAGGTGCGTGGCAAGTGGGAAGCCCCCGAATTGCTGGTGCAAGCCCGCGCCCTTTGGCTCAAGCATCAAGGGGACATGCGAGCGCCTGCCCTTAAAGCACCATTGCGTGGTATGTACGTTGAGGACAAGGTGAGCGGTACGGGGCTCATCCAGACACTGCGGCGTGAGGGCTTGCCCGTCTTGGCTGTCCAGCGCAACAAGGACAAGATAAGCCGCGCTTATGATGCCGCACCGTTTATCGAGTCTGGCAACGTCATACTACCGCAGGATGCGCCGTGGCTGTCGGATTTCTTGGGCGAAACGTCATCATTCCCGGCCGGGGCACACGATGACCAGCTTGACCCAATGTTTGATGCTATAGGCCTTGTACAAAGGACTCAATCGCAGACAAGGCCGCAAACATTTATACCCTTGCCAATTAAAAACAAATGGTGATATGAGACATTATGGATGACTATAAAAAGCCATTAAAATACGATGATGATAGCAGCGCAGAACGCGAACTGCATGAGACTGCGTTAAAGCAGTATGATGATATTTACTCTATTTATCAGCGGGAAAGAGAGACTTCCCTAGAAGATAGGCGGTTTTATTCTATCGCCGGTGCACAGTGGGAAGGCAATCTTGCCGATATTTTTGAAAACAAGCCTAAATTTGAAGTAAACAAAACACATCTTGCGGTGATGAGAATCATCAACGAGTACCGCAATAATCGCATCACAGTTAATTTTGTGAGCAAGGACGGCGGCGCACAGCAAGACAAGTTGGCCGATGTGCTGCAAGGCTTATATCGCGCTGATGAGCAAGACAGCGTTGCTGATGAGGCATACGATAACGCCTTTGAAGAGGCAGTGGCAGGGGGATTTGGGGCATGGCGGTTGACCCATAAACTGGAAAATGAGGAAGACGAGGACGACGATCGGCAACGGATTTTCATCGAACCAATCTTTGATGCAGATCAGACCGTTTTTTTCGATCCAGACGCTGAGCGGCAAGACAAGAGCGATGCTAAATATTGCTTTTTGTTGCGCTCGATGAGTCCAGACAAATACAAGGAAATGTTTGATGATGAGCCAGCCTCATGGCCTAAAATCGAAAACATGAAAACTACTTTCGACTGGAACACAAAAGATAATGTTTACGTTGCCGAATATTACAAGGTTGAAGAAACAACAAAAACTTTCCAAATTTGGAAAGATATTAACAATGAAGAAATGAAATTTGATGTTCAGGAATTAAAAGATGATCCTGAAATTGTTAGAGAATTGAGAGCAACAGGGGCAAGTTTTGTATCCAAGAAAAAGATTAAAACAACCAAGGTAAGAAAGTATATTCTGTCCGGCGGCGGCCTCCTTGAGGATTGCGGTTATATTGCGGGCAAGCATATTCCTATTGTGCCTGTTTATGGGAAACGTATTATCGTTGATGCCATCGAGCGTTGCATTGGTGCAGTCCGCTACCTAAAAGACCCGCAGCGCATCAAGAATATGCAGTTAAGCAAACTTGCTGAAATAAGTGCTATATCATCAGTCGAAAAGCCGATTGTTACCCCTGAACAGATAAGCGGTCATCAGAATCTCTGGGCAGAAGACAACATCAAAAACTATCCTTATTTGCTTTTAAACCCTATTACCGATGCAACCGGGCAGCAAGTACCTAGTGGCCCCGTTGGATACACTAAAAGCCCACAAATACCGCCTGCGCTTGCTGGTTTGCTGGCCGTAACTGAGCAAGACATTCAAGAGATTATTGGTAGCCCGCAGCAAGCAGAAAAGATGGTGTCTAACATCTCTGGTAAGGCTGTGGACATGATCCAGCAGCGCATCGATATGTTGTCTTATGTTTACATGAGCAATCTTGCCAAGGCCATGAAGCGTTGCGGTCAAATTTGGCTTTCTATGGCAAAAGACTTGTATGTCGAAGATGAGCGCATCATGCGTTATGTAGCGGACGATAAAAAAATCAAACCCATTCAGTTAATGAAACCAATAATTGATAAAGATACAGGCGTATTAACGCACGAAAACAACGTAAAAGATGCCAATCTTGACGTTAGCGTTGATGTGGGACCATCTTCCAGCTCTAAAAAGTCCGCCACTGTAAGAGCATTAACGGGCATGGTAGCCATTGCCGATGATCCAGAAACAAAGCAGGTTTTACTGTCGATGGCGATGTTAAACATGGAAGGCGAGGGCATTCAGGACATCAGGGACTACTTCCGCAAGCGGTTAGTGCGTGCTGGCGTTATCAAACCAACGGAAGAGGAAATGCAAGCCTTGCAAGCGGAAATGCAAAATCAACCGCCTGATAGTCAAGCAATGCTGTTGAATGCTATGGCTGAAGAGGCTAACGCAAAAGCTAGCAAAGCTCGCGCCGACACGATGGAAACGATGGCGTCTGCCGATCTAAAGAGAGCGCAGACCGTAAAGACTTTGCAAGAGACAGGCTTGCGAAGACAGGCGGCAACCGTCCAGCCGTCATTTTGATGGACGAGATAAAAGGCAATTTTTATGACCGAAAATGAAAAAGATGATTTAAATCAAGATGAAATCAATATCGAACAGGAAGAAGAGACTGTTGTTCCTGATGACGAAAACGAGCAAGAAGCTGCAGACGAAAACGAAGACACTAATCAAGAAGAAGAGCCAAAGGAAAGGGATATAGAGGAAGAAGAGCCTGACGAGCTTGTGATTACCGTCGGTGACGAGAAGATCGAAACAACGGAAAAAGAAAAAGCCCCTGAATTTATTAAGGAGCTTAGAAAAGCAAACAGAGAAAAAGCAAAAAGAATCAAAGAATTAGAAGCTAAACTCCAGGCATCTTTACCCACTGAGCAAAAAGAAGAAGTTCTTGAAACCAAGCCAAAACTTGAAGATTTTGACTACGACACAGAAAGGTTTGAAGAAAAACTCTCGCAATGGGTGCTTAAAAAGCAGCGCATAGAGAAAGAGCAAGAAAACAAAAGGCAAGAGGAAAAGCGTCAAATGGACGCATGGAATGCTCGGTTGCTTGACTATGAGAAGAAAAAAAATGCAATGCGCGTTGATAATTTTGACGAAGCAGAAGAAAATGTGAGGCAATCATTAACCCAAACTCAATTAGGCATTCTTGTGCAAGGAGCCGACGACCCTGCTCTTATGGTCTATGTACTTGGCAAAAATAAAAAGAAGGCTGAGGAAATTTCTCAAATTTCCGATCCGGTAAAATTCGCTTTCGCAATCGCTAAACTTCAAGGAGAAATCAAAGTGAACAACGTGAAAAAACCACCAATGCCGCAACCCGAACGTACACTGAAAGGTCAAGGTGGCGGCGCATCAAAGCATGACAAAGTTCTTGCTGCCTTAGAGGCAAAGGCAGAACGAACAGGAGACAGGACGGAAATTTTTGAATATAAAAGAAAATTAAGAAGTTAAAATATTTATTGCTATTTTTGTTTTTTTCTTTAAACTGCCTTTTGGTTCGCCACCTTAAGGCAGTTTTTTTAGCAGCCGCCACCAGCTCCGATGGTGAGATTTTAAGATAGTTTTTTTTCTTTCACTCTCACACATTTCTGGAGATTTTATATGGCTAATGGCTTTTCTAAAGAGGAGCGAGTTGCGCTCGAAGATATGGGCGCAAAATTTGAAGACGCTCTTTTAATGCTTGCTAACACGTCGGTTTTTCGCACCGACCAAACGATGATGGCTCGCGCTAATGACACTATTTGGCGTCCTATGCCGTATATTATGCCTTCCTTTGATGGTACTGATCAGACAAACAATTTTACCGATGCGGTGCAGCTTTCTGTTCCAGCTTCGATTAATATTCACAAATCTTCCCCTTGGATGATGTCTGCTCGTGATTTGAGCGACGCCTTACAAGAAGGCAGACTTGGCGAAGCTTCCGTGCAACGTATTGGCTCAGACGTTAATGTTGCGCTCCTCAATATTTCATGTAGTCAAGGTTCTGTTTTTGTAAAAAGAACTGGCGCAGCATCTGGTTTTGACGATGTGGCTGCAATCGACGCTGTTTTTAACGAGCAGGGCATACCGCAAGACAACCGTGTTCTTGCTTTATCAAGCCGCGATTATAACTCCATGGCCTCTAACTTAGCCGCCACGACGCGCTCGTTTGGGGATAAAATCTCCAATGAAGCATTTCGTCGTGCGTATGTTGGCAACGTAGCTAGTTTTGACACTTTCAAACTGGATTACGGTATCCGTAAAGCAGCCGCAGCGGGCGGTGGTGGTTTGACCATTAGCACTTTGGCTGCTGGCGGGAACATCTATGTGCCATTGGCTACGTCAACTTCGACTAGTGGTCAATCAAGCAACGTAGATAATCGCTTTCAGCGCGTAACCGTTAGCAGCACAACTAACGTGGCTGCTGGTGATGCTTTCACGATTGCCAACGTCAACGCAGTGCATCACATCACCAAAGGTGACACGGGGCAACTAAAGACTTTCAGGGTTATTTCCGTTGATTCTGGCACCACCATGACAATCTGCCCGCCTATCATTTCCAACCAAGGTGGTTCACCTGCGGAGCGGCAATATCAAAACGTGGTTGTGACCACTCCGTCAGCAACTGCTGCCATTGTTTTTCTTAACACGGCTGCAGGAGTCATGAATCCTTTCTGGCAAGCTGATGCTATTGAGGTATTGCCCGGACGCTACGAATTGCCTTCCGACGGTGGCGTAGCCGTCCAACGCCTGACCGTTAATGTTCCCGGGAAGAATATTAAGGGGATTGAATTAGTAATGAGTAAAGCCGTGAATATCAATAATTATAAAATCCAATACAGATTAGATGTTCTATTTGGGGTTGTAAACAAGCAGCCGCAGATGTCCGGCATCATCATGTTCTCTCAACCTTAATAGCAAAAGGATTATTTATTATGTCAAACGTATTAACTTCCTCCGGCTACGTTACCTTAACAATCCCCGGTGGCTCTTCTCTTGCTGTGTACACGCAAGGGCAAGCTCAAGTGTTACAGGTCAACGTTGCGCCTAATTTCCCAAATACTACGACATCTTTAGGTTATGTTACCAACACGCAAACTGTCTTTGGTCCGTTCACAACGGCTACGCAGGTGGCGATTGATAACAAAACAGACCTTCGGGTGTTTTATGAAATTGGGACTGCGCCTCGTGTCCAGCAAGAACGGCTGCCTACGCTGTTTGGTTTGTCGCCAGGTGCGTTGAACGCAACAGGTACACTTACCGCTGAACTATGTCTGAGTGGTATCGTTACATCAACAACGGCTGCTGCTGTGACGGCAACATTGGACACTGGGGCGCTTTTTGATGCAAAATCGTCGTTTAATGTCGGCGACGCTTTCCAGTGGTCAGTCATTAATACTGGGGGTACAAACACCTTTACGGTGACGGCATCAACAGGCCACACTATTGTGGGTAGCGGAGCAGTAACGGCAAACAACTCAGGTTATTTTACTACGACGAAAACTGCTGCAAACACGTTTGTTACCTATCGTATTGCTAGCTAAAGTAATGTATAATATGCAGGGGCACACTATACAAAAGTGTGTCCCTACATAACCTTAGAAAGGATTTTTTATGCCATTGAAAAAAGGCAGTAGTAAAAAAACCATCTCCGAAAACATCAAAAAAGAAATGAAAGCAGGAAAGCCGCAAAAACAGGCGGTTGCTATTGCTTTAAGTTCTGCAAAGAAATCAAAAAAGAAATAGCCATGACGGATTTTCCCACCATCGTGTATCGTTGCCCAGGTGTAAATGCTGGTTCTGAAGGCACGACTTATTCTAGCGTAGGTGTTTTAACCACTGAGCAGCTTGAAGAACGCATGAGGGAAGGCTATCACCGCACCATGCCCGAGGCAGTGGCGGCTTATAAGGCAAGAAAAACTGCGACTCCTTTTATTGTCCAAGAAGTTAAAGATGAAGACGATCTTGACGCGCCTGCAACCCGTGAAGAATTGCTTCAACAAGCAGAAGAAATTGGTTTAAAGGTTGATGGCCGTTGGTCTGATAAGAAATTATTGCAAAAAATTCAAGAGCGCATGGGATAGGTTCAAATGGCTTACACCTGCCGTCAATTTATTGAGGACGCTTTCATTGAAGCAGGACTAGCCTCTTACATTTTCGACCTGCAACCTGAACAATGGCAAGCCGCGCAACGTAGATTAGATGCAATGATGGCTGATTGGAACGGGAAGGGGATACGCCTTGGTTATCCCATAGCCTCTGAACCCGGTTCTGGTGATTTGAACGCCGTCACTAACGTACCTGATAGCGCAAATGAGGCAGTTATCACAAATCTTGCCATTCGCATTGCGCCCATGTTTGGAAAACAGGTTTCTATTGAAACCAAAGCGACAGCAAGAAATAGTTATAATACAATTCTTGCACGAGCAGCCATGCCGCGTGAAATGCAAATGCCAGCAAATATGCCTGCCGGTGCGGGCAATAGAAGTTTCAGCGATAACAATTTCTTAGTGCCGCCCTCTGAACCGCTATTAGCCGGTAAAGACGGCCAAATAGAATTTTAAGGGTGGAATTTATGCCAGAAATTAATCAATTATCGCTTTTAAGTTCGGCATCAGGTGGCGATCAAATCCCTGTTTATAGCGTCAGCAATGGTGATGCGCGGCGGTTGCCAATTAGTGCGCTGTTAAGTTATTTCCAACAAACCTTTGCTTCCCCTACTGTGGCTACAAATCTTTATGTGCCAAGCACTGGATTTAATATTGCCGTGCCGACGCCAGTTAGCCAGCAGCAGTGGATTATTTTGCAACCTGCCGGGACGCTTGCCACTGGTACGGTGACATTGCCCCTCAATACTGGCGTTGCGGATGGGACAACAATCTTTATTACAGCTACGCAACAAATTACGGCATTAACTATTGCCGCTAACGGGGCGACGGCTGTCTATGGTGCGGTCACGTCATTGCCTGCTGGGACATCAACGGTATTGCGGTTTTACGCAGCGACAAATAGCTGGTATCAAATCAACACAGATGCTGTTTATGGCACTGGCGTAGCTGCATTTCTAGCCACGCCTAGCAGTGCTAACTTAGCGGCGGCGGTAACAGGTGAAACTGGCAGCGGTTCTCTTGTTTTTGCGACTTCACCCACTCTTGTCACTCCAGTTTTAGGGGTTGCCACGGCGACCAGTTTAGTTACTACCGGGGATCAACTTATCAGCGGAACTGGGAAGTATGGATATGCTATTGGTTCAGGCGGGACGGTTACGCAAGGTAGCGGCTCAGGAAAAGCAACAGCGGTCACATTAAGTAAAACCAACGGTTCCATTACAATGGATGCCGCAAGCCTTGCCGCTGGTACTGTTGTGTCATTCGTTTTGACAAACACCACCATTGAATCCGGTGACGTGTTAATTTTAAATCATATTAGTGGAGGCACAGCAGGGGCGTACACTCTAAACGCGCAAACCGCCGCTGGGTCAGCAACTATTAATGTTCGTAATGCTACGGCTGGTGCTTTGGCAGAAGCCATTGTGTTGCGGTTCGCAGTCATCAAGGCAGTATCCGCATAATTATGGCAACGAAAAAAACCACCGATAGTAAATTAAAAAAAGCTGGCGTTACTGGCTATAACAAGCCTAAGCGCACACCTTCGCATCCTACTAAGTCGCACATTGTCGTTGCAAAAGAAGGTGATAAGACAAAAACCATTCGCTTTGGACAGCAAGGCGTTTCAGGAAGCCCAAAGAAAAAAGGTGAATCAGAAAAAGAAAAAAACAGACGTGAATCTTTTAAGGCTCGTCATGCTAAAAGTATTGCCAAAGGCAAAATGAGTGCGGCATGGTGGGCAGATAAAGTTAAATGGTAATTATTTTAGGAGATGAAAAATGCCAAATGTAATCAAAACTGAAAGTGATCAGTTACCGCATCTTTATATTGAGTCTTTCGACACCACAACAGGTGGGCCAACGCGACCAACTCCAGTTTATGCAGAACGTATTGCATCATCAATTGTTGGGTCAAACGGCCTTGAAGCTATGGTTAATCCAGATACTACCTTGCGCGTTCAGGTAGAATCTCATTCGCTTTTTAATGATTCATTGGATGCATTGGATACAACTGCACGTTGGACAACCAGGACAGGTTCCGGGGGAACGGCGGCTACGTCTGGTGGAGCATTAAATTTATCAAGTAGCACGACAGCCTCTGCTTTTGGTGGTGTCTTTACAAAGGCTTCTTTTTCGCCTCCTGGCGTTAATAATTTGATTTGGGGTGCAATGATAAGGGTTCCGGTTGTACTCATTGCTAACACTTATAGATTTTGGGGATTGGGAACAATCCCTGCTACACCTACTGTGGCAACACCTGTAACAGATGGATATGGATGGGAATTAGATGGAACAGGAACATTAAATGCAGTAATTTATCGTGGTGGTGCAAGAACACTCGTTTCCCCCATTTCCCCAGCGTTCGGGTTTACACAGAATGTTTATTCTCGTTTTGCTATTCGTTTCAGAGCTGATGCAATATTCTTTTATGTCAATGATTTAAATAATCCAGCGGCGGCGTTAGCTGGTATTGGAGGCGTGTTCCCTGAGTTAAACACAACCGCACTACCTATTTCGGCATTATGCGTCAATGCTGCTTCAGCACCAGCGCAAGCAGCTACACTTAACTTTACTGCTATAGGCATTGGCGACACTGGAGCTAATAACAATACATTAAGCGATAGTACTAATCCTTGGATTCAGGCCAACGTAAAAGATTCCACTGTCGAAGTTACACCAAGCGATAGAGCACTGGTTGTTGCCCAACGGCTTCCGGTCGATCCGATCCAATTCACGGGCGTTTTAACCACCAACACTCCCGTTGCTGTTGCCGCCGCTGGTGCTGCTGGAATTCGCAACTATTGCGAGTCATTATCTTTCCAAAACACTAGTGCCACAGCTACCACTATTCTCTTGCAGGATGGCGGCACGACGATTGCACAGTGGAACGCACCAGCATCTATGGCTATTCCCTACTACCATAATTTTGTTCCTCCCATCAGGACGACGGCAGCCACTGCTTTAAATATTAACTGCGGTACTACTGGCGCAAACGTCCTGACGAACATTTCAGGATTCAGAGCATAATAGTGTGGTGCAGATACCCATCCTAAGTGGCAATTACACGGATACGGCGGGTAACGTCCGCACAAGCTATCCTATTAACATGATACCAGTACCCAAAAAATCTGGCATTTCCTTAGGGTATCTTCGCCCAGCCGATGGAATTGTCCCTTTTGGAACATTAGGGGCTGCACCCGGCATTGACCGTGGCGGCATCGAGTGGAAAGGTGTTTGCTATCGCGTTATGGGGAGTAAGTTAGTGTCAGTTGATCCTAATGGTGCAATCACCATTTTAGGTGACGTTGAGAATAATAATGACCGCTATGTCACTTTTGACTATTCTTTTGATCGACTTGCCATCGCGTCTAACGGTAAATTATTTTACTGGAACGGTTCAGTATTGACACAGGTTATTGACCCCGATCTTGGCAATGTGGTTGATGTGGTGTGGGTTGATGGTTATTTTATGACTACAGACGGTACAAGCCTTGTGGTTACGGAGCTTACCGACCCAACACAAGTTAATCCTTTAAAATATGGCTCTTCAGAGCTTGATCCTGATAATGTTCTTGGATTAATAAAAATCAGAAACGAAGTCTATGCGTTGAATAGACATACCATTGAACTTTTTGACAATGTAGGCGGTGAGTTTTTCCCTTTTGCGCGTATTGACGGTGCTCAAATCATGAAAGGCGTTATTGGAACTAATGCGTGTTGTGTTTTCAATGATATTCTAGCGTTTTTAGGCAGTGGCAGGAATGAAGCGCCGGGCGTTTATTTTGGCTCCAATGCCAAAGCGCAAAAAATCAGTACGCAAGAGATTGATCAAATTCTCTTAACCTACACTGAACAGCAATTATCTGAAGTAAAGATGGAGGCAAAAAATGATAAGAGCCATCAACATTTATACATTCATCTTCCTGACCGTACCATTGTTTTTGATGCGGTTGCTACCGCGCTTCTCGAAGAGCCTGTCTGGTTTACGCTAACCAGCACTTTAACTGATGATTTTGCAGAATACCGCGCCCGCTCTATGGTTTGGGTTTATGACAAATGGATTGTTGGTGATACGCAAACAAATTCATTGGGGTATCTCACAGAAACAGTAAGCTCCCATTGGGGTGACAAGATTAAATGGGAATTTGGCACGCTTATTATTTATAATGAGAGCAAAGGTGCAATTTTCCATGAAATGGAACTTGTCGCCTTGACGGGGCGAGGCGTTCAGGGAAGCGATCCACAAATAAGCACTTGCTATTCTGTTGACGGACGTTCATGGAGCCAAGAGAAATTTATCTCGGCAGGGAAAACAGGGCACATTAACAAACGTCTTATCTGGTTCCAGCAAGGAACTATGAGAAATTGGCGGATACAAAAGTTTAAAGGCACAAGTGATGCCAAATTGTCTTTTTTAAGACTGGAAGCCTCAATAGAGGGGTTGACGGTTTGATTTATGGCAAGGCTTAATTTAACCCGCGATCAGTTAGCGACGTTTTTAAAAGACCCAGAGCAAATAAAACAGTTTGAAAAATTGTTCCTAACTGTAGAAACTGTTTCCGCTGCGTCCGATACGCAAGGAATCAGTGCAAGTTCTGACAGCGCGGGCAACACAGGAAACCAAGTACTAGGACAGGTTCTTGCCTTGGAGCAAGACTTAAACACCAACCTTGCCGTTGTAGAAGCAAAAATTAACAGCATTCTTGCTTTGATCAAGCGTCCTAGGGTTGGTCAATTTTATGACACAACAACACAGACTGCGGCAATTATTAACACTGCTTATGCTATGACTTTTAACACCACTGATATTAGTAGCGGTGTTTATTTAGGCTCTCCAACATCACGCATATATGTTGACACAGAGGGTGTATATGATATTCAATTTTCTGCACAATTAGATAATACTTCAGGTGGAAATCATCTATCTTATATATGGCTTCGTGTTAATGGAGCTGATGTAAGTCAAACGGCATCGCAGGTACGGTTAAAAGGTACAGACGGTGAGCTTGTGGCGGCGTGGAATTTCTATTATAAGTTTAAAGCAGGTGATTATTTCGAGTTGATGTGGTCAGTTAGCGATGTTTCTGTACAATTAGTAGCACAGGCAGCCGCTGCCCCTGTTCCGGCCATACCATCTATAATTTTGACTTGTGCAAGAATAGGAGATTAGAATGGCAACTATTGTAAAAACATTGATCTCAGCAAAGTCCCTTGAGAGCACGAACGTGACGCAGTACACTGTATCAGCGGGAACTAAAGCTGTTATTGATAAAGCCACGGTCACTAATACCGACACCGTCAATAGAAGTTTTTCTGTTTGGCTTATTCCCCAAGGAGGAACAGCCGTAAACGGAACTTTAATCATCGACGATAAGACGGTTGTTCCCGGCGAAACGTACCTTTGCCCAGAGATTGTCGGGCATGAACTAGATAGCGGGGCATTCATCAACACTATTGCCAGTGCGGCCAGTGCGTTAACTATGCGCGTTTCTGGTCGTGAAATAACATAGAAGGAATTAAAACCATGAAGCAACCGTCACTTTTAAAGATTTTTAGTTGTTCCTTACCTGAGTCAACACCGTTTGTTAATGCAGCAGAAAATAAAAAGAATACGGAGACAGTTTTAAAAAACTGGCTTCTTGGTCCCGAAAAACCATCTAATGCCCCTGTTGCAAATAAACCTTACTGGCAAAGCCTAGCAAAGGCAATGCAAGTGGACGAAAAAGAAGCGCGTCGCCGTCGGTGTTCCAACTGCGAATATTATGATAATAGCACGTTGACGCAAACAAAAATGGAACGCATCCCATTTAATGACTTTGACGTAAACGCAGGATTCAGGGGATTCTGCAAAAAGTTTGAATTTATTTGTCATGACTTGCGTTCCTGCCAAGCGTGGGAAGAACGGGAAAACGAAGAAGATTGACAGGATTATAAAAAAAATATAAGACTATTTTTGCTGAGATAAGCGCAGCCAGCAGCGTATCATTATCACAATGACTGGACGTTATGTGCTTCTTAGAAAGAAACTTTGAAGAATTTAAATTGCCACGCGCCGCAATTGATTGGTTAATGCAGCTATGGCACGTCATACAGGTATTTGATGATTTTGCCGATGGCGATCCAGTAGAACGAGATGACCTAGACAAGGCAATTTTTCATTCTCTTGTGTCTATGAACATTAATCCATTCTACCGCGCCAATATTGATATTTTAGCCCCAGTAGTAGCCAATTTCATTTTGAAGTGGAAAGCCTCCGATGTCATGGAACGCGACGGGAAGGCTGATGAGCGTTCTTTTGTGTGGCGTTCCGGGTATTATGACGTTGTAAACATGGTTGTTCTTATTGTTCATGGTGCTGAAGGCGCATTTAAACTAACGCATTTTGTCCTGCAACTTTATGGGGAAACATACGAAGAGTATAAAAAGGAGTTCCCATAATGTCCGCAGGTGTAGGTTCTGTTTTGAGTGCAGTTGGGAGTATCGCTAGCGGTATTATGAATCGCAATGCCGCTAAGAAAGCAGCTTCGCAACAAGTACAATATTCAGAACAAGCGATTGCAGAACAACAACGTCAATTTGACTATACAAGAGATTTAATGCAGCCTTTTGTTGATGTTGGTGCCCCGGCTTTAGAGCAACAAAAAGGACTGCTTGGACTTAGTGGGCCTGATGCACAGCAACAGCAGATAACGGCTTTAGAGCAATCGCCTTTGTTTCAAGCATTAGTCCGCCAACAAGAGCAAGGTATTCTCCAAAACGCATCAGCTACAGGTGGACTTCGTGGCGGAAATGTTCAGGCGGCATTAGCGCAATTCCGGCCAGCAAAGTTGCGCGGTGAGATTGAAAACCAATATTCAAAACTTGCTGGATTAACAGCACTGGGACAACAGTCCGCCGCTGGAGTAGGCGCAAACGCAATGGATATGGCCGGCAATGTAGGTAGTCTATTAACAAATATAGGCGCAGCGCGTGCGGGTGGGACTATTGCTGGGGCAAAAGCTATGTCACAAGGTATAAGTGGTGCTTTGGGTTCGTTTGGAGGAACAAGCCCTAGCGATTTCGGCAATTATACAACATTCAATCCATTCTGACGGAGAAAAAAATGCAAATAGTTAGCCAGCCTATTGATTACTCGATTGATGTCATTAATCCGCAAAAAGCAATGCTTGAAGGGTTACAGTATCGTGCAATGCAAGAAAAGTATGCAGCAGAACAAAAAGAACAAGAAGATTTTGCCACCGCTTACAGTAATTTCATGAGCCTTGAAAAACCGACAACTAAGGACGCTGCTTTATTCATGACGAAAGTTCCTGCGAGTATGCAGGAGCGGTTTAAGCCTTTGATGCAGAATATTAGTGAGGAGGAATCTAAGGCATCGCTGAATTTTGGGCTCAAAGTGATGAATGCTTTAGAAAGCGATCCAGCGGTGGCGATTAATTTATTAAGAGAGCGAGCTACAGCGGAAACAAATTCTGGGAATCAAGAAAATGCCAGCTTTTTTGAACAGTTAGCAAAAACAGCAGAGAAAGACCCCGGCGGAGCAATGAAAGTAAGCTCATTGGTTTTGGCAAGTATTCCTGGCGCAAAAGAAGCGTTGGAGAACATCGCGAAAGCAAGGGGTGAGCAGCGGGCGGCGGAAATGGCACCGCTTGACAAACAGTTAAAGCAAGCCGAAATTTATTTAAAACGTGAGCAGACAATAGCAGAACGTGCAAGTCAGGTTCCAGCTTCTATTCGTGAAGCGGTCGGATTTGGTAAATTATCAAAAGAAGATCAGGAAGCATTCATTAGCTTGCAGCGTCT